TTTTAGTTAATTCTCCTGTTGCACTATAAATAAATGACATATATATACATTTACATAAAATTTTTATAATTAAATTTTATATGAATATATTTAAAATTCTCAAAAATAATTATTAATTTCTTTTTGTAATAATATAATAAATAAAAATAATTAAAACAAGCAAATAAATTTTGTGTTGGTTATTTCTAAATAACATCTTAGAAAAGTGAACAAGATGATTATGATTACTTTTAACCCTATTTTTTAATTTTAATGGATACTCTAATTCTTTGCAATATATATCCATGTTTCTATTTCCATTTGCATGAACAAAAAATGCTTTATTAAGATCACAAGTTATCTTTTTTATTTTACTTTCATTAAATGAGAATACAGTTAACCAATTTTTATCAAATGGAATTGTGTATAAAAATTCATCAAATAGTTTTATATTTAGATTAAATTTTTTTCTATTATTATAAATCATATAAGTGATATCTTGATCGTCATTTTCTATTCCAACTAAACTTAAACATAATTTTAAAAATTTTTTAATCTTACCAGCGTATCCTACATATACTCCTGAATTAGGAATATCATTTCTATCTAACAAGTGATAATTCTTAAAACATAACCAAGACAACCAATGAATAATTGTATTATGATTGCTGTTTTCTTTACCAAATATAATATCACAATCTAAATTCTTAAAATTTTTTTCTAATATTTTAGAATTGTTTGCTATTATAACATCAAATCCATCACAAAATGCAACTATCTCATTGTTATCAACATTTTTTAATCTATTTAACATAAGTTCAAATTTCCACATTAGACCTTTCCATTTTTTATTCTTTGCTAAATTAATTAATTTAAAGTTATTTTTTTTTGCACTAAATTTTAAAGCGTCATAATACCCATAGTTATGAGTTGCAACAGTATAAAGTTTCATTATTAAAAAAAGATATAAAATAATTTATCATAAAAAAATATATATAAAATAAATTGTTTAAAAATATTTATCTCGACTATGTATATATGATGTCTTCTGAAGCTTTAAATAATGTCAAAAACGATATTATCAAAGTAACTGTCATGAGTGTTGTGAGTGGATACTTATCCGGAAAAGATTTAATGGACCAAGCCTGGCAAATGAACTTAGCATACACTCTTGCTGGTTTTGCTTTATATGAACTCGTTTTAGCTAAACACGTTAAAGCCTCCATGTTCAAAGAACATACTGATATGGTTAGAGACCTTGCTAAAGTTGCTACTATGTTAGTAACTGTTAGAGTTTTAACAACTCAAGATGTTAACTCTCTTATGGATGAAGCCTGGATGATGGGAAGTGCTATGACCCTTGCTGGTTTCGCTGCCTACCACTTAGTTACCAAAAAACTTATCAGCACTGCTGGAAGATCTGGTGATTGGAAACAAGTCTCTGATGATTGGATTAAAGTTGGTACTATGTTAGTTGTCTCTCACTACTTAGGTGGTGGTGATGTTACCAACCCAGCTTTCTTACAAAAATCCGCTAACACTGTCTTAGGATTTAACATGGGTTCCCTTGTTGACTACGTCAACTAAATATATTTAAAAAATTAATTTCTTAAATTAAATATTTTTTAATTTAATAAATTTAGTAAATATGATAAAAAATAGTAAGATAACCTTCATAATTTTCTAATTTTAAGCAATATTTATCATGCATTAAAATATTTTTATTAATAATATCATTAGTTTCAACCATATATTCTTTAAAAATTTTTAAATCTAATAATTTACAAATTATACTATTAATTTTTTTAAACTTAATTTTTTTATTAATTCTAATAAAACCATTTTTATTATTAATAACTTCTCTAATTATAATATCTTTATTAATTAAAATATCAAAAACATAAGTTTGTGTATCTTCTGAAGAAGAAAGACTTTTTGTATATTGTTGGGAGTAATTTGATTGCATATATATTAAGAGCATAAAATTAATTTTTATACTTATACTAATATTATTTAATTTGGAGGTGAAATAAATATACTATTGAAATCTACTCCTATAAAGTAACATCTACATAATACTTTGTCATTAGAATTTTTTGTAAATTCTATATAAATATCTTCAGTTCTTTTATTATAACTATTAGTTATATTATTAAATTTTTCTTCGATTTTAAAAAGTTTTTTTTCATCAAAAGGTATTTTACTAATTTCTATACTATAATTAATTATATCACAATAATTTATATTATCATCTATTTCTATTAGGTCACTATATTTTTTTTTTTCTATTTTAATAAAATCTCTATTTGTACCATCTTTTAAAGTGATTTTTAAATTAAATAAGTAGCTACAATTATTACTATTTGGATCATTAAAACTGTAAATGGACTTGGCATATTTAATAGGAATTGCTTTGGAATTTTCTAAAATATTATTCATTATAATAAATGGTATTTTTTTTTTAAATAATTACGAATAAATTGATAAAATTAAAAATTGAAAAATTATTATATACGGTTGGGTTACATTTTTATTTATATAATATGTCACGTAGCACGACCTCTATTACTTTTATTGGAAATTCCAATTTTTTACCCTTGAATGAAGGTTATTTAAGACCATTCATTCATCAAAACGCCGAACAACCATCTACCTCTACTTTTAGAATAAGACTCTGTAATGATATTTGGAGATATATCTTTCAATTTATAGACAACTCTAACCCTCGATTTGTTTGGGAATATAAGTTGACAACAAACATATATTTTACATTCAAAAACAATCTTGCCATTTCAAAAACTACCTTTTATATTGACAATCAACATACTTTAAATGAATGTGTATCATACTACAATAAAAAATACAAAAGACCTTGTAGAGATTTAAATATTAGATATGGATCTAACAATTCCTATTCAAATTACAGGTTCAACCATAAACACGGTATCAAGTACTACAAAGGTTATGATAAAAAAATCACATTGTTCCTTGGTCCTGGTGTTTTTACTATCCCACCTCTAGAACATCATTTTGATATATATGGATGTTATTCTAATCGCACAACTATTAATCAAATAATATCTGTTTTAAATTCTGAATGTAGTTTACATCATCTTGTACTTGTAAATCAAGAAAAAGCCTTGCATGCAAAAGATAGTAATTTACTTGTGGAGGATTGTTTGTTCTATAACTGTATGGTAGGAATTGAATTAATTGATTCTAACACAATTTTACGCAGTAGTTCTGTTTGTAGTAATGATATACCAGTCATCTTAATGCATAGTGATCTTACATTAGAAAATTGTGAATACCGCTTTAATAGGAATAATGTAGAAGTAAATAAAAAATGTAGATCATCTAACTTAATCTTTGACAAAAATTGTTCAGTCATTCAAGAAGGAAGTCTATTAACTAGTTTAAAGCATGAAAGAAGTAAAGTTACGTATTATAGGGGCTGTTATCGTGAATATGAATCAGAAAGGTGGACTGAAAGAATATTATCAGCTAGATATAATAATACAAACAAAATTTATATTTTTTTCACTTACATTAGTTCACATGTATGCGATCCTAATAACTTTTACTTTGGAGCTGAAACTGCATATATATCCGAGCTACAACCGGATTATTTTGATGATTTTTTTGAGTGTGATTATAATAAAAGTGATATTATTGATTTTGAAAATTGTAATTACATTACTTTTACAGAAAATACAATGAGCACTGACATTTTTCGTAATATAGTTCTTAAAATCTTTTCCAATTCACGCGTCGAAAGTATTAATATTTCTCAAATGGATATCAAATGGTTAACTTTTTTAAAAGTGTACTATAATTATCTAGGATGGAAAGAATTAAAATGGATGTATATTCAAACATATTATGGTGGTCGTACAAGTCATTTGAATTTATGGGAAAAAATGTATGAAAGTGATGAAGTTAAACCATTTTGGGAGGTATTCAAAATAAAATATGTGGATAAGCTTTTCAAACAAGCTGGTTTTTTTGTAGATAATGGAGAAATATTTATAAAAAGTACTAAAACAAATAATATCGCTGTACCAAATTGCTATGATACAAAATCTAAGGGTGCAGATAGAAGAAATCGTTTGTTAAAAGATAAGAAAAATATGAAAAGAAAACTTTTTAGAAAAGAGATTGAGAAAATTAAATTATTAAAACATATGAAAAAGAAGAAGAAGAAACGTAAAAACTAAGTCCTATTATTAATTTAAAAACACATGAAATTACATGTATACACTATTCATCGCTCAAAATTTAATACTAAATAAATTTTATCTGTTATCATATAATATGAATATTTTATTTCATTTGGTTGTTTTAGATCCAAATACTAAAAAAAAATTAATAGATATAATTAAAGAAAAATATACATTAATTGATTTAGATAAGATTAATGAACAAATATTAAACTCAGATAATTTTCAAAAAAATTACAAGAAATATTTAAATTTTAAAGATAAAAAAAATGATAATTTTAAAGAGATTGATAAAAAATTAACAAATATTTGGGAAAATGATTTTAGAGAAATGGTTATGCAAAATTTACCTGAAAAAAAAAAGGTTGTTCTTATTGGAATGAGTCATCATTATAGATTAATGTCAAAAAAAATAGAATTTGATACCAATAAATTTATAGTTACTGGTAACATTAAACACACTACAAGAGGAATAGTTAAAAATAATCTTGACGAAAATTACAATCTTATTATATCAGGAGCTTATCTGTTAGAAAATATAGATTATCATAATATTAAAAAAAAAATAAAGTTGATAATAGATTCTTATATTAAATCTAATTATTCTGAGAAAACAGAAGAAGAGATATATAATATAATAAATCTCTCCAATGAAAAAATAAAGTCAAATGGTTTATGGATTAGTATGAAAGATGATTATAAATTAGGTAGTACAATTCATCCTACCAAAGATTACATATATTCTTTTATTGATCCAATTTATGCAATAATTGATTCCATAAATTTTAACGGAGAATTAGAAAAAGAATTTAAAAATGATAAAGTTAGTATACGAGTAAAAAATATGAAAAAATGTAAAAAAAAATTAGGAACTAAGAGATACCTTTATTTTGTAGATAAACATAATTTTATTCCTTCAGAAAAAGGTAATAAGTTAAAATATTTTTCCCAATCACCTGCCAAAATATTAGATAAAGAAGAATTAAAAAACGTCTACAATAAATTTAAAGAACTTCAATTAATTTAATTGTACTTCATAGTATAATATATTAATACTACAATAAATATAGAATAATTTCCAAAACCGATTTCTTTAGTTTTTGCAAGTTCTTCTACTATAGTTTTATGATCATATTTTGAGAAAGTTTTTCTATAAGACAAATAACTTGTTTTGTGTATAGCAAGATAAATATTTTTTATTATAAGTTTAAATGTTGAAGTACCAAAACCTTTAAGTATTTCTTTTTTATATTGATAAAAATTATCATGTTGATTTTTCTTATAACATTCCATAGCTTCATTAATTCCATAGTTAACACTAATTTTATAACTAACCAAGACAAGTATAGTAAAAAAGTATTTGAAGTTTTTTTTATTATAAAATTTAAAAATATATGTTACTAAAAGTAGATAGTTAGTTACTATATCAGAAGATGAATCTAAAACCATCCCTAAAGTTGAACCTTGTTTATATTTCCTAGCCATTCTTCCATCCATACAATCAAAAAAATATCCTAAAATGTATAATATTGAGAAATATTTAAAATTATCCATATTAAGATAATAAATACTAGCTGTTGTACATATTGTAGAAACTAATGTTATCATATTTGGAGTAATTTTTAAACGATGTAATAATGGAAGTAATACATCTCCTATAGGGAAAAATAAGTAATTATCAGCAAAAGACTCGGTTAAACTATCATCCCCATATTTTGATTCTGAATTCATAATATAATAATATTTAGATATTATTATTATAATATTCTTTCGTAATTAATTTTTCTACAAATTTTAGAATTATTAGAGGTATCATTATCAACTAACTCAAAAATACCTTTTAACATATTTAATTTTAATTCAGAATCACGTTTATCTTTTCCTCCTACATCAGGACCTTTGTTTATTTCCATGAAATGAACATCTAGGTCTTCATTAGGTGCTATATCTGCTCCAAAAAGTTCGAATAGTGTTGAATTAGGATATTCATCAATATTACAAATAGTATCTTTAAGAGCATTTGTCATTAATTTAAATTTATTTCTAACCATATTATCAAAATAACTAGCTCTTTCTTTTCCTAAATATTCTCTAAAATCTTGAGTAGTTAGTGGATTTTCAACATAAACTTGTCTATCAATATACCCAGTTGTTATATTTCTATCTTTATCTATTGAATTTGGATCAAAATATTTGGGAGTATAATACATAAATCCATTTCTATAAATGTACGATTCTATTTTTCCATTTCTACAAATAATAACAAAGTAATATCTGAGATTAATTTTTCTTCCATTAAGAATAAATGGATTATTTAAAAAGTCTTGAATTAAATAAAATCTTTTATTTTTCATTTCTTTTTTAATTTGAGAAACACTATTAACTAACTTTAATCCTTCTTGACGTTGTTTATTATTTTTTAAAATATATTTTGCCATGTTACCGCCTCTTCTTTTACTTTTAAAATGTTCTATAAAATTAATCATATCTTTTTTTTTTCTCAGATTAAAAGTTTCCGGCATAATGTTACAAGCCTTTTTTCCATATTTATTTTTTAAAGTTTTAAAAATAGTATTTTTACTAGCAATTGAATCACATCCATCTATCATAAAAATTTTTTTCCCCTTACTTCCTTTTAATGCTCTAATTTGTTTTTCACATTTATTATAACCAC